ATTTAAAACAGATAATAATAATAATCCAATTCACGCAGGCGAACTTAACGAATACGGCTTACAAGCTGCATATTCATTGTTAGGTGTAAGCAACAGAGCTTTTGTTGTAAGAGCTGATGTTGATTTAGGTGAATTAGAAGCAACTCCAGATGCACCAAGTGCAAATCCTTTAGCAGGAACATACTGGTTTGACACAGACAATTCTAGCTACGGTATTCAACAATGGAACAGCAATGCAATTAACACTACGGGCGGACAAACTTTTACAACAAAAAAACCTACAGTAATTTTTAAGCAAAATCAAGTAGCAGATTATGATAATGGAGATTATACTCCATTGGCATCAATTGGTGCAATTGGTGATTATGTAATTGTAGCAGTTACAACAATTAACAAATTATGGTATAAAAATACAAGTGGTACATGGGTAGCAGTTGGAAGCGGCGATTGGATCAAAAGTTGGCCAACAATAAAAGGTACTAAAGCAAATCCTACTTTTGCAGGTACAGATACCATTACTGTAAACGGAGCACCTATTTCAGTAGGAGCAAACACAGTATCTGATGTAGCAACAGCAATAACTAATGCAGGAATACAAGGTGTTAGTGCAGCGGCAGTAGACGGGTTTTTAGAAATATATAGTGACGGTACAAGTTCAGGTGCTGAAGATTCAACTACAGGAGGTCCAATTGTAATTGGTGGTGATGCAACTAGACTTACAGAGCTTGGAATTTCAGCTGGTACATACTTACCGCCAGCATTACAAATATCAGCACATACTAGTGTTCCAGCCTGGAAAATAACCGATACTGGAACTTCAAGACCAAGTGGTAGTATTTGGTTCAAAACAACTATTCCAAATGGTGGTGCAAACCTAAGTGTTAAACTTTGGAATGCAACTACATTATTATGGGATGAGATTAGTGCTCCAATGTATTCAAGTGCAGCAGATGCATTATATGGTTTAGATTCAACAGGTGGCGGATTAAATTTAGGTATTGGAGAATTATATGCCAAAACTAATATTACAAGTGATGCTTTAGCAAAAGCAAACTTTACAATTTTCCGCAGACAAGCAAGCGGTCCAACTAGAATTACTAGTGCAATTATTACAAATGCAGTACCAGGCAGTGTTGGGCTTTCAACATTTACAATGTCAAGCACAAACAAAGGTAGTGCAAGTTTTAGTACACCAGTTACTGTAAGCGTAACACCTACAGGAAGTGCAAGCGGCGATGCAAACTTAATTGCAGCAGCAATTACATCAGCTAATGTACCAAATGTAAGTGCAGAAGTTGATGCATCAAATAGAGTTGTAATTAGTCATTCACAAGGTGGCGAAATTAAATTTGTAGACACAACAGGATTATTGAATGCAATGGGTTTTACACCATTTGTAAGCACAGATCCAACAACTACACCAAATTTAGTATATGTTGATGGAACAGACAATTCTACAAGTCCAAAACAATTCCAAGCAACAAACTGGCGTGTATTAAACTATACAGCAAGTGCAGATGCTGTATCTTCATTAGCTAATCAAGGACAATTATGGTATAATTCAATTGTAGATGAAGTAGATATTATGTATCACAATGGTACAACTTGGGTAGGTTATGGTGATTCAACAGCATATCCAAACGCTGATCCAGCAGGACCAATTGTTTCGGCAACAATGCCTATTGAACATAGTAACGGTGGTAGTTTAGTAACTGGCGATCTTTGGATTGACACAAGTGACTTAGAAAATTATCCGACTATATACCGTTTTAATTCTGACATTACAGGAACTGAAGTTCAAAAGTGGGGTAGTCCATTAGATAGTAGTGATCAAACTACAGAAAATGGTGTATTATTTGCAGATGCACGTTACGGTACAGGACCAGGTACAACTACAGTTGCACCGAGTGGTACAATACCAGAAATGTTAGCAAGTAATTATTTAGATCCAGATGCACCAGATCCAGCATTATATCCAAAAGGTATGCTGTTATGGAATCTACGCAGAAGCGGATTTAATGTAAAACGCTTTGAGCGTAACTATATTGATACAAGTTCAGAGAACAAACGTCAAGCAGATGCGCCAATGACTAATTACTACCCACACAGATGGGTAACTGAGTCAGGCAACCAAGCAGATGGTTCAGGTAGCTTTGGACGTAAAGCACAGCGTAAAGTTGTTGTACAAGCGTTACAAGCTGTAGTTAACAGTAATGATGACATTAGAGATGATGAATCAAGATTGTTTAACTTGATGGCAACACCAGGTTATCCAGAACTAATTGGTGAAATGATTTCACTTAACTATGACAGAGGCTTAACAGCGTTTATCGTAGGTGATTCACCGTTCAGACTTACACCAGATGCAACATCACTAAATGATTGGGCAACAAATGTTAATACAGCAGTTGAAGATAACGACAGAGGATTAGTAAGTAGAGATGAATACTTAGGTATATTCTATCCAGCAGGCTTTACAAGTGACAACTTTGGTAACAATGTTGTAGTTCCGGCATCGCATATGATGTTAAGAACTATTGCACTAAGCGATCAAGTTAGCTATCCATGGTTTGCACCAGCAGGTACAAGACGTGGAGGAATTACAAACGCAAGTTCAACAGGATATGTAAATAACGAAGGCGAATTTGTTGCTGTAGCACTTAATGAAGGACAAAGAGACACTTTATATTCAAGTGCTGTTAACCCAATTACATTCATTACAGGTGCAGGACTTGTTAACTTTGGACAGAAAACACGTTCAAGAGGCGCAAGTGCTCTAGACAGAATAAATGTAGCACGTTTGGTTATCTACTTACGTAGTCAGCTAAACACACTTGCTAAACCATATATCTTTGAACCAAATGATAAGATTACACGTGATGAGATAAAACAAGCAGCAGAAAGTTTGCTACTTGAATTAGTGGGACAGCGTGGCTTGTATGATTACCTAGTAGTTTGTGATGAGTCAAACAATACGCCAAGCAGAATAGATAAAAATGAACTATACTTAGACATTGCTATTGAACCTGTGAAGGCAGTAGAGTTTATCTACATACCACTAAGACTTAAAAACACTGGAGAAATATCAGGACTTTAAACTGATAAATATATATAACAGGAGCAGACTAAATGGCAATTTCAACACTATCAAAAATTACAGTTCCACTGGCTAGCGGAGATTCCGCTAGTAACCAGGGACTTTTAATGCCAAAACTCCAATATCGCTTTAGAGTGAGCTTGGAAAACTTTGGCGTTAGTACACCAACAACAGAACTTACAAAACAGGTTATTGACGTAGCCCGTCCAAATGTAAGTTTTGAACAAATGACACTAGATGTTTACAACTCAAGAGTATACCTAGCAGGTAAACATACTTGGGAACCAATCACACTAAACTTACGTGAAGATGTAAACAACAATGTACAAAAACTAGTTGGTGAACAACTTCAGAAACAATTTGACTTTTATGAACAGTCAAGTGCAGCAAGTGGACAAGATTATAAATTCGTAACACGTATTGAAATCTTAGACGGCGGTAATGGTGCAAACACACCAACTGTACTAGAAACATTTGAATTATACGGCTGTTATGTAGAAAGTGCAAACTATAATCAGTTAGCATATTCTAATTCTACAGATCCAGTTAGTATTGCATTAAACATACGTTATGACAATGCTATACAATCACCACAAGGTACAGGTATTGGTACAGCTATAGGACGTACAGTTAACACAGCAGTAACTGGCGGCGGCGCATAATAAAAATAAAATTCATTTAGTCTTTTTAAAGGGAGCCGTTGCGCTCCCTTTTTTCTTTATATACGTACTTTAATAAGTTGGATAAATATTAGTATGGCAAATAAATTCAATGGATTACTAGATTCAATAGCATCAGGCACATTATCTCCTAAAGGAAATTTAGGTGACTGGCAACATGCATCAAGATTGTATGTTGACAATAATATGCGACTTGCACCTCGTAGTAAGTTTAATTACCATGTAAAATTTGACGTAACTCCAGAAGGTAAGTTTTTAATACCTAAGTTATTAGACTCAGGTCCATTAAATGAGATTGGTATGTTAGTTAAATCAGCAGATTTGCCTTCTTATCAAGCTAATGTCGAACAGAAGAAAAAATATAATAGAATTAAAAATGTCCAAACAGGAATACAATACAATCCTATAAACATAACATTCCATGATGATAACCAAGGTTTGACAACAGCATTTTTACAAGCATATTACAGATATTATTTTGCAGATGGTAACCAAAGAATAAATGGTGGTAGAGCATATTCTGTAAATCCACATAACACATACGAAGGTGTAATACAAAATAACTTTAAGTATGGTATGGATGTAAATAATCCAGGCGTACCATTCTTCAAAGCAATACATATTAGCACAATGGCCAGAGGCGAATATATTACATACACTCTAGTTAATCCAATTATAACATCATGGTCACACGACAATGTAACAAATTCTGACGGTGCAGGAGTATTAGAAAATAAAATCGAAGTAGCATACGAAGCTGTATTTTACGAAAGTGGAGCTGTTAGAGCAGGTGCTAATGGTGATCCAACAGGTTTTGGTCAAGACCATTACGATCGTACTCCTAGTCCTTTATCTCTAGCTGGAGGCGGAGGCGGCGGACTAGCAGGAGCAATAGATGGAGCATTTAGTTTGTATGATTTTATTGCTAGTGGAGATGTATACGAAAATCCTTTGTTAGGTGTATTAATGGGAGCAAATTTAATAGGCAACATTAGGAATCTAAGTAAAGAAGGTATACGTCAAGAAGGATTTAATATTTTAACAGGTGCGCTAGGAGCTGCAACAGGAACAAATGTTAGCGGTGTTGCACAAACACTATTTCCTAAAAATGGTGGCAAAGGCGGATCTAAAGATCT